GCCGGGTACCAGGATCCCGATCTCGCCGTCGGCATTGCGGAGGACGACCGCGATAACGGCGTCCGTCTCGAGCATGTCCTCGAGGACGTCCCGGACCTCGGTCCCGGTTTTGTCGATGAGATGCCCGGCGCCGTCGACCGCGGCGAATTGCATGTCGTCCGGGAGGAGATGCTTTTTGTTCATCGCAGCCGCGGGATCGCCTTTTTGGTTATCCCGCTTGTGACTTTCGGAGCTCGGCGTACCGGCGCAATTCGTTCGCGTGCTCGTTGAGCGTTGTCGCGTTGTGATCGTAGAGATCGGCCTTGGCGCAAAGCTCCTCGTACGTGAGTTTGTCGGTTGGAACCATGACGAAATCGCCATCGCGCCTTGTGACATACGAATGTTGCAGGTACACAAATCCAGGCAGGAAAGGTGCGTCCGGTTTCGCGAGCGGATTTTCTCGCTCGTTGATGCAAGCCGTCGCGATCTTGCGGACGTTGGTATACCCGTTGAAACGCCAAAAGGCGACGTCTTGCGGCTCGTCGACATCGTCCCGGTTGCCGTCAACGGCGAGGCCGGCAACGTGCTCTTTACAGATCGCGTGAGTAATCCAGGCCGGGCGAACTTCGTTATTCGCGCGCTCGAGCTCGTCGATCGCCAGGTTGATCTCTTCGCGTAGATTTGTGTCGTTGTACGGCGTCAGCATCGACCCTCCTCTTTAAGTTCGCGCACAAACCTCGACAGCCAGCGTTCGATCGTCGCTATTTGCCGGAGCGATGGATCGACCTCATGAACATAGAGCGCCTTCGCGACGCCGATCGGATCGTGTTCCTCACAAAACCGGGCAAACGTCTGTAGTACGCCGAGTACATGCGTCGCCTCGGCGAACTTCGGCGGGACCTCCTTCGCCGGTTGCTTGGTCGTTCCCATCTCGGCGAGCGCCGTTACCGTTGGCGGGTTATCACTCTCGACCGCGGCCTCGAATTCGTCGGATGGGACGTTAGCAACGCGTACCGCCTGTACTTCCTGATCTTTCGACATGCCGGCGGCCTCGGCCGCTTGGCGTTGCGAAAAACTAGTAGGGGCGCCCCCACTAGTTTTCGATGGCCGGCCGCCGGGAGATTGGAACGTCTCCAACAATTCGCCACAACGCCGAATGGCGCGCGAGCTTATCCGTACGGCGTAATGGTGGAGCGTTTGATCGGCGGCTTGCCTCGCATAACTGGCGAGCGCCGCGGCCTTGTCCGCCCAGGTTTTACACTCGTCGATCGCTTGACACTCGGCGAGCGCGGCCTTGGCGCGCTCATACGAGGCCGGGAGATTTGCACTGGCAATCGGTAAATCAGGCGGAAGCCGAGGCGCGCTCGTCTTCGCGATCGACCGGACGCCGAGCATTGCCCAGGTAACCGCCATCGCACACTTGCATGGCGCATCGTCGGCGCTCGACGACCAGACATGCCCGAAGAGGTTGTCTTTGCCGTGCGGTTGGCACACGAGCTCGACGATCGGCGTCTCAGTGGTTACCGTTGCCATTGTGAATTGCCCAGATAAACATTGACCGTCCGCGCGAGTTGCGCTTGTCGCCGACGATCTCGAGCGCGCGCATCTCGTACAGTTCGGAGCGTCGCTTGCGGAGCGTCGACGGTCCAAAGGTCCGGAATTGCGGAAGGCGCTCGAGCTCTTCGTCCGTCATCGGTCCCGCCTCGGCGAAGGCCTGTAAGACGAGCTCATGTAATTCGCTGCGCCGGCGCGCGATAACATGCGCCGACTCGAGCGCGGTAAAGCCGTCGTCGCGATGGACCATCCCGCGAATATCGTGCTGGTCGTCGACCTCGGCGCCGAGCGCGGCGAGCTCGACGAGCTCCTCGACGAGCCCTTGCCGGCCGTCACAGTGCAAGAGATGATCGGCCTCGCTCGGATCGCCTCCGCAAAAGAGACAGGGTTGCATCGCGTCATGCCTCGAGCTCGTTGTCGCGCAGGAGCGCGCGCGTCAAGGTCGAGCGTCCGGAGACGTCCGTCGCGGCGACGACGATCGCGCGGATGACGGCCGCCTCGGAGACCTTGACGCCGGCCTTGAGCTCGGCGCCGTAGAGATGGCACGAGACGCGCGCGAGATGACGGCAGACGACCGCGGTTGTCGCCGTCCAGGGTTCGCCAGCCGCGGTACAGAAGGCGCGCGCGAGGCGCTCGTCGTACTGCCAGGCCGTCGAATCGAAGGCCGGCGGCTCGGTCGACTCGACGGCATAGCGCGCAATGGCGCGCGCGGCGCGAAGGCGAAGCGACGGGTACGGCGCCTCGAGCGCGCCGGCGAGATGCTCAGCGGCGAGACGACGGGCATCGTGGAGCGTCATCGGGCGCGCCTCCGGCGCGACGGCGGATCGGGTTGACGGGAGACGTCCTCGTAAATTTGGTCGAGCGCCGCGCGCGTTTCGATCGGCATCGCCTCCGGTACGGCGTCTCTTCTCTCTTTGGGTTGACGGGTACCGGGTACTACGGGAATACGGGGTATACCCGGCGCGCTAGACTTTGCGGCGTCATTTGCTGGCAAATTGCCATCATCGAATGGCAAGTTGCTAGCCTTGCCGCGCTCGGCTTTGGTGAGGCCGCCTTCCCTGCCGGCCTCGGCGCGCTTTTTTCGGATCTCGAGGATCTCGGCGCGCGTCCGGTTGTAGTCAAGAAAATCATGGATCCGGTACCCGGCGCCGTCGAGATGCCAGAGCCGGGCATACACGAGCTCGCGGAGCGCGCGCGTCTTCCCGTACCGCGAGGCGATCTCCTTCGGGACAAAGCCATCCGTGAGGTAGAGCGCCGAATGGAGCATTCCGCGGACGTGGAGCGCGAAGGCGCCATCGGTGAGGCCGATGATCTTCGGATGGATCAGCATCGCATCGTCGAGGCGCAGCCAGGGCATTAGGTCCCTCCGGCAACGGAGGCCTTGAGCGCCGAGACGACGGCCGGCAACGACGAGCGCAGGCCGGTACTGAGGCGCGTCAAGGTCGAGAGGCGCGGATCGGGTACCTTGCCGCGCTCGAGTTGAGAGATGGTGGTTTGTTGCAGGCCGGACCGGACCGAGAGCTCGTCTTGCGTCAGTCGCCGCAATTCCCGCAGCCGTCGAAGACTAGGCATCGAAGCACCTACCTCCGTAAAGCGTCGGATAGTAGGAAAAAAACCAATGACGTGCAAGGGGAAAAAATTAGTCCCTATGAAATTAGAAGTATTTATAATATTTTCTCCATGATGAAAACGGGAAGATCGTCGCGCAGTGCTAGGCTCGTTGAAGCTTCAATGGTTGCGCTCCATGTCGCGCTCTGGCGCGCCGTCGGTAAGCATCTCGCCGAGGAGCGGCGCCGCCGGCAATGGAGCCGCCGGCAGGTCGAGCTCCGAGGCGGCCCAAACTATGCGACGGTCGAATCGCATGAGCGCGGGATCATCCGGACAACGGCCGCGCTCCATGCCCACTTGAGCGCCTTTGGCTGGCGCCTCGACGTCTTGTTACGGCAGGTCTTGAGCGAGACGCCGGCGACGATGGCGCCGGAGCTCAACGCGATAGTGACGGCGTACGAGGCCTCGACGCCGGACGGCCGCGCCTTGCTACAGGACGTCGCGCGCCTTGTCCCTCGCGCCGTTCCGCCGAGCGCGCCGCAAGCGCGGCGAGGCGAGATACGGCCGATCGCCCGTCGGCCGAGCATCGCCGGTACGCCAGGACGAGCGCAATCTCCAGGGAAGACGTAAGCGTCAAGGTCGATGCGAGCAACGGCGTCGGCGACAGAAGCGACATCGGCGAGTCTCCACAAGCGACAACGGCGACAGCGGCAACGATGGGAGGAGCGAGGGATCCTATCGCAGACTAGGACGTGTGTCGTACGACCTTAGTCCTACCTTCGCGCTCGAGCTTACAGAAAGTTTAGAAGACGCGCCGCCATCGCCGGCCGCACGTCCAGCACTCCCAGGCGCGCGCGCCGTCGAGGTCGCGCGCGAAGATCGGATCGGCATGGAAGAGGCGGCACCGCAGAGGCCGCGCCTTCCGCGCGAGCGCGCGCGCCGCCGATCGGCGCCTCAGGTTGCGGACGGCGCGGATGATGCCCATAGCGGGACTCCGAGATCGCCATAGATGACGAGGAGCCCGTCATCCTGTAATTGCGCCATCGCCCCAGGCGCGGAGGTCCCGGCGGCCCAGGCCGGCGAGCCGTCGACGCGGTACAGGACGAGGTTCCCGTCAACCTGCATGTTGAGACGGCCCGGCGCGGCGTCGTCATAGCGGCACACGGTACCCGTTGACCAGATCGGAACGGCGCCGGCCTCCTCGGTCGCCGCGCGATACAGGACGACGTTCCCGTCGCCTTGCATCTCGAGCGTATACGCCTTGGACGGCGAGACGAGCTTCTCGCCAACCTCGAGGTAGTCGTTTTCGTACAACGCGGCGCGGTCCGGAGGAGGCGGCGGCGGACCGGCCGCGCCGCCTCCGAGGTCGCGGAGGACCGTCGCGATCTCCGGCATGTGCGGGAGCTCCCAGACGAATCGGACCTCCCGATACCCGTTGTAGTACTCGTTCGGGAGATGCCCGTTCCAGACGCACCACTCACTATGCGCGACGTACATCGGCCAGCCGGCGCCGATCGTGTGCTCGCAATCGCGTTGCACCTTGGCGGCGTCCGTCCCTTCGCCGCCGGCGCTCGAGCCCGGTCCCGGCGGCTCGTTGTTGATCTTCGGGAGGTTCGGATAGAAGGCGTTGAACGAATAGGGATCGTTCCACTTGGAGTCGTCGCGCATCGTATGGATCGTGCATTCGTTGGCGCCGGCGCCGTCGCCGCCATAGAGCTCGTCGAAACTCGCTTGCATCTCTTCGTTGGTTGGCGATTTGCCGGTCCCACCGGAGCCATGCGCGAGCGCCGGCGAGGACAACGACAGGAGGAAGCCAGGAGGCAGCTTGGCGCGCATATCGCGGCCGGCGGCGCGGACCTCTTCCGGTGTCCAATGGTTCGCTAGAAATTCGTTCATACACTCGAACGACCGGATCGCCTCCCACCGTCCAGCGCTCGCGGCGATGATGCGATCGTGAAAGCGTCGCCGGTCGTCCTCGGTTGGGGTTTGGTTCCGTCCGCCGTAGATCGTGCAATGCGCTTGCAGGCCGCGGCCGCCGAGGAGGTCCAACATCCGCCGGTAGCGATCTTCCCATCCCTCATTGATCCAGACGCCGGCATCGCGCCACACGTCCGGCGATCCGTGCGACTCGCCTTCCACGGCGAGCATGACGCGGAAGACCGTCGGCGCCATCTCGCCGAGGATCCAATCGAAGTTGGCCTTGGCCTCGTCCGGCCATTGCTCGAGCGCCGTTTGGAGGCAAAACCAGCCGAAGGCGATCGTGCAAGACTTCGCCGCGCCGCCGGCATCGCCCGGCGTCCCAGAATCGAAGAGCGGCCAGCCGGAGGCGTCGATCCATTCGTTATGCGGCCGCCACTCTTCCGGCGCCGCCGGAGACCAGCCAGGACCGGCAATGATGCCCATGTCATGCCCGGCGGCCGAATTGATGACGTCGACGCGATCGCCTTCGGGTACCGCGACATAGTCGTACGAGGTCCGGATCCCGTTCGGGAAGGTATACCCGGCCTCGCCGTCGTTTTTCGTGAGGAGCCCCCAACGCTCGCCGGCCGGCAATGCCAGGAGGAGGCGTTGCAGGAATTCCCCGCAGGCCTCCGGCGTATTCCATTGGAGGAGGTGCGGGTATTGCGCGTCGACCTCCTCGACGATCGCCTTGTGATTCGGGACAGCCATCGGCGGCGCCTCCTCGAGCGGCTCGCGCTCGCGCGCCAATCATGGCGCTTTTGATGCGCCGTCGCCTAGTTTTTTTGGTGAGGCGTCGCCGTACGTTTTTGGGTAGGCTTCCCCGCTATGACAAATCCCGATAGCTGGCGCGCGGCGTACCGGCGGCTCTCGGCGCCGGAGCTCGGCGGCCTCGTCGCGGCCTTCGCCGAGGCGCGGCGCCTCGGCGGGACGGTCTCCCTGTGTGACGAGCGCCTCGAGGCGCTCCGCGCGGAGTTATTCCGCCGGGAGCGACTCGCCTTCGCGGAGGAGTAAGGCGCCGGCGCGCGGTGCTTGCATGATCCAGGCGGCGACGGAGGCGATATACACGACCCAGATCGAGTACCACGGTGCGAGGACGAAACTCGCGCCATAGCCAGGGCAAATAATCAGGTTCCCGGCGGACGAGGATCCGTGCAGGTTGTAGAACGAGATATTGACGCCGGCGCCATTGATGAGGAGATGCGAGGTCCCATCCGCCTCGGCGAGAATTCCCGTAATGCCCGTCGCCACACTTGGCTGTAAGAGCCAGACAACGGAGCTCGCGCCGTTGGTTGGCCGCCAATTGTCGAATTGGCCGAGCGCCATCGGGACGGCGAGCGTCGGCGCGAGGAGGAGCGGGTTGACCGTCTTCGCGTCAATCTGCCCGTACAGTTCCGTCTTCCAGGCCGCATTGATGACGGTCCCCGTCGTCCCCGTTCCGTCATCGTCAATCATCGCCGTCCGTGTAATTGCCATCGTCTTAGCCTCGCGGTTGCTCGCGCATCCGCCGAATCAGGTCCTCGAAGGTAAACCGCTCCGAGCTCGCCTCGACCTCGAAGACCGGGAGAAGCGCCGGCGTGAATTCCCGGATCGTGACGGATTGAATCACAAAGGTTGAGGTCAAGTGGTACGGCTCAACAAGAATGTTGACGACGATCGTCTGACCGGCGCGCGTGTTGATGTCGCGCGAGTTGTACTTGACGCGGAGTTGGACCTCGTTCCGCGCGGCGAGATGCGCCCGGCCGCGCGCGCGCGCCTCCGTCGCCGACAGCCGGCGATCTTGGATGACGTCCTCGACGATACCGCTATGCGTCCCGCCGGCCGCCGAGGTAAAGAGCGCGGTGACGAGCGCTTGCGCCGCGGCGTCGTCGACCGTCATCCACAAGTTAATCGCGTCGCCTTTCTTGATCGGATAGCGGATGGCGCCGGTCCCGGAGGCCGGGATCCCGGTCACCGATGGCGCCGCCGTCACGGTCGAGTTATACGAGATCGAGGCTTCGATGCTGCCGGGACCGGAGGCCGGGATCCCGGTCAAGGCGCTCGCGGAGATCGCCGTATACCGGATGACTTGTTGCCCGTTGCCGATGACGGCCCATCCGCCGGACGCGGCGAAGCCGGAGGCGCCGGCGACGATGAGCGAGGTACTCCCAGGGTTGACTTGTCCGGCCGGTTGCTGCAAGCCGGAGCCGTCCGTTGCCGGCGGCGCCGCGCCGAGCGTCGCATCGACGGCTTGATCGGTGTAGACGGTCGTGACGTTGTCGGCAATCGAGGCCAGGTACTTCAGCGCGCCGCCGCCGGCCGCCGTGCGATAGAGCTTCCGCGCGATGACCGCGCTCGCGCCCACCGGGATCGCCGACAGTGCCACGCGGTTCGCGAGCGCCGTTCCGGTCGTTGGCGGCGCCGTCGGAATCCGCGCACTATCCCGGACGGTATCGACGATCGTTGCCGTCGTGTTATCCGCGATCGAGAGGATGAGCCGATAGTCCTCGGCGTTGTTGCGGCTCGTCCGGTAGATACGCCGGCCGGTCACGTCCGCGCCGCCGAGCGGGATCTTGGTCAAGGTGACGGCGTGCGCGCCGGACAGGTCGATCGTCGGCGGCGCGGCGCCGAGCGCGGCCGCGGCCGCCGTGTCCGTATAGGTCGTCGAGGAGTTATTCGCGATCGTCGTGACCTTCTGGTACCCGGTAAAGCCCGGCTTCGCGCGGTAGATGTGGCGCTTTTGCGTCCCGCTCGGCCCGGTCGGGATCGCCGTCAACGGGATCGCGTTTTGTGTCGTTCCGGCGGACGGCCCAGGGTTGCCGGCGATCGAGGCGCTCGAGCTCGTATCGGTGTATGCCGTCGTTGAGTTGTTGGCAAACCGGACGACGCGGCGCCAGACCGGAGCGCCGTTTGAGGAGCGATAGACCGAGCGCGCCGTGACGCCGGCAGGTCCCGTCGGGATCGTGAGCGGGACGCTACTTTGCGGCGCCCCAGGTGACGGCGCCGGATTGCCGGCGATCGAGGAGGTCGAGCTCGTATCGGTATAGGTCGTCGCCGTGTTGTTGCCGATCGCCGTGACCCGGCGCCAGACGCCGGAATTGGCGACGGTCCGGTACAGGAGCCGGGACGTGACGCCGGCCGGTCCGAGCGGGAGCGTCAGCGGGAGCGCGGTTGTCGGCGGCGCGGCGACGGTGCTCGTCGTGGGCGGCGCTTGCCCGGTCGATCCAGGTCCGCCAGCCAGTACCAGATCATCAAACGTCGTCGCCGTGTTATTGGCAATCGTTCCACAGTGCGCCATCGTCGACGAGCCGGCCGATTGGCTGCGATAGATTTTCCGCTGCGTCACATTCGCCGGCCCGATCGGGATCCCGAAGACGACGGCGCCATTGCCCGGAAAAATTTGGATCCATGCGGTCAACGGGCTGATTGTTGTTTCGCCGGTCGCCGTGACGAAGGTCACCCCCCATCGGTAATTTCCAGGGACAAAGTTCCCGGCCGCCTGCGACACAGAGACCGGCCCAGGGGGTACCAACAAGATCGTCGTCCCGATCGTGACAGGTTCCGAGTACGGCCCAATGGTCGACTCGCCGGCGGCCGTTTGATGGCTCATCGCGTAGTGAAAGGTATTTGGTTCGATACTGCCGCCGGTCGTTGGCGTCCCAGGCAACGGCGCCGAGACCGGGACCGGCGACGGCGAGCCATAGCCGAGTGTGACGCCGGATCCCGGTCCGGTCGTCCCTTCGCCGTCCGCGGTCTCGAAGGTCATCGTGTAGAAAAACGAGTCAAGCTCCATCGCGCCGGCAAATCCCGGCGTCCCAGGCGTAACCGGCGCCGTTGGCGTCGGCGCGACACTGGCGAGCGTCAACGTCACAACCGAGCTCGCCGGTCCCGGCATCGACTCGCCGCCGGCCGTCTCAAAGGTCGCGAGGTACTGATAACTCCCAGGCTCGATCGCGCCGTTGAATCCAGGCGTTGCCGGGACCGGCGCGGCGAGCGGGGCGGCGCCGTCCGGGACCGTTGCGCCGACGAGCGGCCCGATGATGGTCTCGCCGGTTGCCGTGACGAACGTGACGCCGTAGCCGTGCCAGCCGGAATCCGGTCCGGCGCCGGCCGTCATCGATCCGATCGTCAACGCGGTCTCCGGCGGCTGGATCAATCCAACGACGGCCGAGACCTTCGGCGAGACGAGCGACTCGCCGGCCGCGGTTTGGAACGTGACGGCGTAATCGTGTTGACCGGCTTCCATGCCGGCGCCGCCGATGACCGTCGCGCGCGGCGCGGAGCTCGCCGAGGCGCCGGGACCGACGAGCGCGCCGCCGCCTCCGGCGAAGACGCCGGTATAGCGGAGCCGTTGCGGTCCGGAGATGACCTCGCCGCCGGTTGGCTCATACCAGCCGATCGAGTCGACCGGGATCATCGTCTCGCCGGCGCGGAGCTCGGCCATCGAATTCGACCCGCCGGCCTCGATATAGACGCGCGTCACGAACTGGCCGCCGTCATGGTCGATGACCAGCGCGCGCAGCGTCGGATGGATCGGGTTGATCGGTTGCGGCGCCGTCGGCGCCGCGGGATCCGCCGTCGTGTAGAGATGCAGCCGCTTGTAATAGTCGACGTACCAGTAGCCGCCGAGCCGTTGCACAAGATTGGACAACGCCGTCGGCACGTCTTGATTACTGACCGTAAACTCGTCGAGCGCCGGAAGGCCGGCGGCGACATACTCGCTCGAGAAGCCAGGCGCGCCGAGCGCGAGGAGCTCTTGCGCGATGGTCGTCCCTGAGACGTTCGTCCAACGGTTGAGGACGAGCCGTTGCCGGAGCCCGAAGGTCCAATCGATCGCCGAGACGTCGTAATGGTAATTCGCCGGCGTCCCGGTGTACCCGTGCGACAGGTTGAGGATTTGCCCGGCGAAGAGGCGCTCGCCGTTGTTCTTCGATCCGATGGTGATGAGGACGTCTTGCCCGATCGCCGGGACAACGCCGCGGACGCGGAAGGTCGCGCGGTTTGGCGTCTCGTTGAGGACGTCGGTAATCGTCAGGTTGCCGACGATCTTCCCGCCTCCGCTCGGCCCAACGCCCACATGGATCCCGCCGATCGAGACGAAGCCGCCTCCGCCAGTGTAGTTACTCCGCGTCGCGCCAGAGCGCGCGATATTGGAGATCGCATAGGTCCAAGCCTGAATACCGACGGCGAGCGGCCAGCCGGCGCGCGTCGCGCCGGAGCGCGCAAGGCCGGCCCTCGCCGGCGTGATGGCTTTTTGCGCGCCGGAGATTGCCATCGCTCAGGCTCGGACGCCTTGCGCGCGCCAGTCGGCGGCAAGCGCCTCCTTCACGATGCGCGCGATCTCGTTCTTATCGCCCATCACGGTATTCACGTTGACGGTTTGCGTCGTCGACGAGCTCGACGAGCTCGAGGTCGCGCCGGTCATCGCGAAGGCGTTCGGCCCTTCCGCGGCGTGCGACCAATCCCATCCGTGCTGAATTTCCCAGGCGCGCGGATTGGTTTGGAGGAGGTTCCATTCGCTGTCGGACATATTCGCCGGCTTGACGGCCGGCCCAACGGTCCCGGACATCGTGCCCTCGCCGGCGGCGACGGCGTCCATTGCTTCGCCCCATGACAACGCGACGCGCTCGACCGCGGCGACTTGCCGATCGGCCGTCTCATCGGCCTTGGCGCCGATGCCCTCGTACGTGTCGAGCGTATAGGTCCCGTAACTATCGGCGGCCAGCCGCGCCGCCTCAGCCGCGCGTTGGAAATCGGCGATTTGCTTCTCGGTAAAATGCTCGCTATGCGCGAGCGCCGTTGCGTACTTCTCGGCGGCCGTCGCCGCAATCGCCTCGAGCTCCGCGCGCGAGACGCCGCCCAGGTCCCGCCAGGGCGCCTCTTGCGCTTTGACCGCCAATCCCATTTGCGCCGTTGCGACCTCGGTTTTCGCCGCGGCGTCATCCAGGCCGGCGGCGTACGTGGCCCACATGCCCGACGACGGATCCGAAAACGAGCGCGTCACGGCGACGAGCTCGGTCGTCGCGTCGTAGACCTTTTTTAACTCCGACGGCGCTTGCAGGCCGAGCGCGGTATACGCGGTAAGCGCCTCGTCGAGCGCCTTACGGAGCTCCTCCTTTTTGTCCTTCGTCAGCTTCGTCAGGTTCTCAATCCCGCCGAGCGCCTCGAGGTACGTATCGGCGCGCGCGAGGTCGTCCATGCTGAACAGCTTGTTGCTGAACTCGGCGGCCTTCTCCGCGGCGTCACGGACGCGGCCCAGTTCGGCGGCGTTGGTTTTCGCCTTGTCGGTATAGTCGGCCGTGTTTTTCGTGATGATGCGAATCGCCTCGTCCATCGAGGTAATTTGCCGGCCGGCGATCTCCGAGGCCGTCGCGAGCGTATGGGCGCCTTCCGCGGCCTCGACCGCGGCGACATCGCCCCATCCGAGGAGCTTCGCCGTGTTATCGGCGATCGCTTGTGTCCAGCCGGTCCACTCGCCGATCTTCGTCCCGATATTCCATCCCGCCATCGCCGAAGCGAAGACGAGGCCGGCCGTGCCGAGCGCGCCGATCTCCGTTGCGGTTTTGCCAGCCGCGGAGCCGAGCTCCGTAATCGCGCCGGGCAACGGGCCGAGGTTGACGCCAACCGCCGAGAGGGATTTATCAACCTGATCGAAACTCTGTTTAAAGGTCATCCCGGACGAGGCCGCGGCCGCCGTCTCCGTCTCGAGCGCGGCGATCGATGGCGCCGTCGTATCGGCCGACGTCCCAACGTTTTGAATCGCGCGATCGACCTTCGCGAGCTCGGCCGGCGCCTCGTTGCCGAGATGCTCAAACTTGGCAAGCGTCTCTTGCACGGCTTGTTCGAGCTCGTCCTCCATGCTGCCGGCCGTCGTCTTGACGGCGACATCGGCCGCGGCGAGACTGCGCTCGAGCTCGGCGAGGTCTCCGGCAATCCGGATGACCATCCCAGGATTGGATCCCGCCATCTATTCCCCCAGGCCGGCGGCGTCGATGCCGTCGCCGACGGCCTCCTCGATACGCCGTCGATGCGCGCCGAGCTCGAGCGCCGCCGACGCATACAGGAACGGCTTCGCCGACATGTACCGCGTGCCTTTCTCGAGCCAGTACGGAAGCATCGGCGTCTTCGGGTTGACGGCATGAACGAGCCAGCCGCCGGCGTTGGCGCGGATGTAGCCAATCCCGGCCGCCGTCTCGCCGGTCCGCCGTGCGACGCGGCCCTTCGCCTCGCGCACCACGGCCGAGGCCGAGACCTCGGCGGCCGCATCGACGCGCTCGGCGATCGTCTCGGCGGCGCGCGACAAGGCGGTCTCGGCGCCAGAGGTATCGACCGTGACGCGCTTAGCCACGCCGCGCGAGCTCCTCGGCGACGAGCGCAAAATCGTTGGCCATGACCTCTTCTGTCATCGGCGCCTCGTATCTCGTCTTCCCGCGGTGGTCATAGGCCGCCTTCGCTCGCCCATAGGCGCGGTAGAGCATGATCGTCTCGAGCATCCCGGCCGGGACCTTCCGCCATTCGGCCCAGGCCTCGGACGGCAGACAATGAAACTCTTCGCACAACCGGGAGAGGATCCACTCGAGCGGAGGCGGCCCGTCGCCGTCGAGCGCCCGATGGAGCCTCAGGAGCTCGTTTTTTTTTCCGCGCCATTCGGGAGCGTCAACGTGAGGATCTCGCGCGCCAGCCAATCGGCGGCCTCGTCCGAGAGGTCGTCGAGCGTCTCTTCTGTCGGCGCCTCCTCGTACGTCCAGCCCTTGACGCCGCCGAGGAGGACCGTCCGCCGGTCGTACTTGGTCAACGGATCCGCGGCCGGCGACGCTGCGACCTCTGCGACCTTGGCCGCGCCGTTGTCGCCTGAGACCGCGGCCGCCCGGATCTCGGCGAGCTCCTTCCGGAATTGCGCGCCGCCCATGCGCCGGAGATACTCGCTCGCGGCGTAGGCCGATTCGAGACGCGCGCGCTCGAGCGCGCGGCCGGCGAGCCGTTGGATCGTCACGGTATGCGGCTCGTCAAACGGGACCGCGATCGTCCGCTGGATACGCGACGCGAAGATCGACATTACGCCCAGGTCGCCGCGCCGGTCGGTTGTACCGTCGCCTTGTACTCGGTCAAGGCGGCGTTTTTGCCGAGGACCTCGTAATCCTTGAGGCGGACTTCCATCGTGCATTTTTTGGCGTCGCCGAACGTGACCTCGAGCGTCCGCGTCGCCGAGCTCGGCGTCGCGTCGGCGGCGTTGGGCAGAAAGATCGAATGCGGTCCGCCGGCCGTCGTATCCCAAATCCCGCCGATCGCGATCTCGTTGGCGCGCCGCATCCCGGTATTCGTGTGCTCCTCCCAGGCGTCGCCGAAGGAGTGTGTCTCTTGCGTCAGGTTCTCGATCTTGACGCCGCCGAGCTCGCGGACGTATTGCGTGATGTCGACGAGCGTCCCGCCGGGACCGTCGTCGAATTTGACGAGGACATCAACCGATCCATATTTGCCGGGCATTGCTTCCCTCCTCCTTAGTTCCGGCGCAGGCCGGCAACGACGCGGACGGTCCCGGTCCCCGTGACCGTTCCCACGAAGCGGATGTAGCGATGGATCGTGCCGACAACCGGCATCGCTTGCGAATTCGGCGCGCTCGAGACCGGCCCGAAGACGACCAGATCGACATAGGTCGTGTTATCCGTCGAATGTTGGATCTTGCCGGACAGGTTGATTGTGCCGGTCCGCTCGAGCGTCTCTTGTGAGGCGGCGCCGCCGAGCGTCGTTGGCGCGAGGTTGTCGACGGCCGTCCCGGTCCAGGTTGCGGTTTTGACGTCCGGCGCTTGCACCATCGCGCCGACCTCGAGCGCGCCGGAGACGACATACTCGACGTTGGCTTTTGTCAGCTTGCCGAGGTTGCCGAGGACCTCGTACGCCGTCGTCAGCGTCCCTTTGGCGATGTAGAGGATCCCGCCGTCCGGCGAGGCGATGAGCGTCCGCGCGCCCATCGGCATCGCCGACAACGCCTCATGCATCCCGGCGAGCACGGTATCGAAGTAGGCGCCGCCTTGCGTAATCGTGACCTTGCGGAGGCCGGTTGGCGTGTGCTCTTCCCAGGCGTCGCCGAGTCCGTCCGTCTTTTCGAGGAGGACCTCCGGGATCGCGTGGAACTCTTGCACCTTCGCGCCCAGGAGACTCTTCCCGTCTAGCGACAGGACGGTAAATTGTGCGGAGCCGGCTTTACCCGCCATTTAGGTCCCTTCGCCTTTCGCGCGCGGCCAGACGGTCCGCTCGTCGAACTGATACCCGCAACGGCTACAGACGTCCCGGACGTGGGCGCCGAATCCGCCGGAGGCGACGCGGAGCTCCGGCGTCGCGCCACACTTCGGGCAATGCGTCGCCGCGCGCCGGCGCGCCGGTTGCCCGGAGGCGTCGAGGATCGGCGTCTCGTCCGGTTGCGTCATGATTCCTCCACGTAGGCGCGCCAGCCCGTCACCAGCTCGCGGACCGGCTCGCCGGCGAGGAGCTCGAACGGGAGGAGCGTTTGGTCATCGTTCGGCAGGTACCAGGCGTGCCAGCCGGCCGGCGTCAATTGCGCGTTCCGGAGAAGCCGGATCGCCTCTTCGATGATGCGTTGCGCCTCTTCCATGCTTTGTTGCACTGAAAACGCATGGATCCGGACCTCGAGCTCGAACAGCCAGGGACCGCGGCCCAGGCCGGAGACGTTCGTCTCGCGCGCGATCTCATACCAGACGAAGGGAAAGGTCCCGGTCCCGACGGCCTCCGGCGGGACCTCGACGATCGAGCGCGCGCCTGCGCCGAGCGGAGGCGGCGCCGTCAACGATGGCACGTTGAGCACGCCATACAGCGCCGCCGAAAACGGGAGGAGCGCCGAGTTAGGCATCGGCCTCGCCTCCGAGCGCCGTCGCCTCGATAATGACGAGTTGCCGCGGATAGTCCGGATGGTCGACGACGCCGGCGATCCGGAGCTCCTTCGGACGCGCCTCGAGATACGGCCGCCATTCGAGCGTCATCGTCTCGTTGAGGTCCGGCCGGTAATGCGTCGTAATGCGGTAGGCCAGCGTCGAGGCGACGGTCTCGGCGGCGAGACGCTCCGAGGCGCGGAGCGCGACGACCTCGCCCCATAACGCGCCGGCCGACCACGGTCCGCCCTCGACGCCGCCTTGTGCGTTGCTCTTGTAGCGGACGGTGATACTCCCGGCGGCCGGCGTTGCCAGGGTATCGGAGACGACGTACGAGAACTCGGTCGTTGACGGGACGTCGAGGAGCGCGCGTTGGCCGTTGTAGCCGAGCGGCGTCGCGCCGGCAATGACGACGTAATCGCCGCGCTCGAAGCCATGCGGCGCGGAGGTCATCCCGATCGCCTCCGTCCCAACGCGGCCGAGCGAGACGACCTCGATCGCCGGCGGCGTTGCCGACAGGATCTCGAGCCGGTCCCGGAAGGCGCCGATCCGTTGGTCGCGCGCCATCAGGCGAAGACTCCGTCACGAAAGCGCATCAGGAGGCCTTTGATCTCCGGTGTCGGCCAGTGCTCGGTTTTCGCGGCGTTGTCGCCGAGGCCGGGAATCCAGAGGTAGCCAATCGTCAGGTAGATCGCCCGGCGGATGACGAGCGGCAAGGTCGCGGCGTCCCAGGGTTGATCGGGCGCGAAGGCCGAGACGTCGAGATGCAGGTAATCGAAGACGAGCGCCTCGGCATCGTCGATGACCTCGCGCAAGACGTCGTCTTGTTCGCTGTGGTCGATCCGAAGATGCCCTTTAGCTTGCGCGAGGGTGATGATCGGCATCGCTTACGCTCGGAGTTTCTCGAGGCGGCCGGCGTCCTTGCCGTCCCGTCCCGGTTTGACCATCAACGCCCAGGCCGGATCTTGCCCAGGGATCCCGGTTGTTGCCGTGTCGCAATGCCAGGAGCCGCGCGCAAAAAAGACGACATCGCCGGTCCCGTACTCGCGTCCGTGTTCAAACGGTCCCAGATACCGCGGGTACGGCAAGGTCAACGGGAAGGATTTGACCCGATCGCCGGCCGGCGATGTCTGGACGAAACGCAGCGTTAAGGTACGCGCGCCGTCGAACTCGACCGAGAGATCATCGAAGCCGAAGCCGTTCGTCCCGTCCGTCCCAGGTTGGCCGGCCGGTCCGGGAATCGGCGCCTTCGTCTCGAGGACGGCGAGGCGCTCGCGGACCGCGCCGAGCTCGCCGGCGCCTTGACGAAGAGCGGCGAGCGCGCCCTCCGCAAAGGTGAGCCGCGCGACGAGTGGCTCGAGCACGATCCGAATCGTTTGCGTCACGAGCGCGGCGAAGGCCTCGACTTTAGGTGACATCGCGCCGGTATCCTTCCGCAAGCTCGAGCGCCTTGGTCGTCAAGGCGACGGCATACTCGGCGCTGAGCTCGATCGCCTCGTCCTCCTCGATCGACGTCGCCGGGACCGCGGCCGGCGCCGGCGTCGGTTTGGCGAAGGGATCATCCCGGTCCCGCTTGGCAAGCGCCGACAGCGAAAAGTTTTGTTGCTGCATGTACGGCGTCTCGCCGCCGTCGACCGGCCCCAGGCCGAAGTACTTCCGGCGCGCCTCGTCCGGACTCAACGCGCCGGCGCCGATCGAGTCCGCGGCCGCCTTCGTCCGCGCCGCCGTGTCCAGCCAGATCAGATCATCAATATCGAACTCCGTCCCGTACGGCGTCGGGAGCTCGAGGCCTTCGTCGAGCGAGGTCTCGAAGGTCGTCATCAGGGTTTGGAGACATTGCGAGTAGTACTGCTGGACGAGCATCTCGGAATTGCCGTAGGGCGGTTGATGGCTCGAGTCGATGAGCGCCGCCGGGACGTGGTAGCAGCTACAGATCGTCTCGGTCGACCATTTGAGTTGCTCGACGAGTTGCGCGTCGACCGGGTTGATCGTGATGGGCTCGTACTTCATCCCGTCCGCCAGGATCGCGACGCGGCCGGCGTTGACGCCGGAAAAATTCGCCTCCCAATCGGCTTTGTTACGCTCGGCCGTCGCCGGATCGATCTCGCCAGGGACCGTAACGACGCCGGACGGGACGCTCGAATTCGCAAAAAAGCGCGCGCTTTGATCTTGGATCTTGAGGCCTTGCAAGGCGGCGAGCGCGCACGCATAGATCGGCGAGACGCCAATCAACGGATGCCAGAGCGGCACCATGACATCGTGAATGATCTCGCGCGCCGGGACGATGACCGGCTCGGTCGTCGGTTGCACGCCGGCGAGGTCGTCGCGCTCGAGGCGGTAATAGACCGAGCCATCCGGCGCGACGAGCGGCGTAATGCGCGTCGGATCGAGGACATAGAGCGCGATGACGACGCCGCGGTTATCGCGTTGCTTGAGGACGTACGCGTTGCCGTGTACGAGCTTGGACAGGATCCATTGCTCAACGAACTTATGGACGATTTGATAGCGGTTCGGCTTGCGGAGGACCGGCGAGAAGGCCGGCGAGCTCGTCTCGGTCCAGATCCCGGCGTCGAGTTGCTCGACCAGCCGCAAGCGACATTTGCCGATGTCCGAGGCGATGAGGCTCGTACACGAAAAGATCGTCGGATTGGCGAGCGCCTCCTCGGTTTTGAGCTCCTTATTGTGTTGCCAGGCGCCGGTATACGGCTCGCGGACCGTGACCGGCCCCCAAATCCCCGAATGGCGGACGGGTACCGCCAACGCGGTACCCGTCCGCAGCCGGGAGATCGAGATCGAATAGCCGAAGACGTTCACTCGGCCTTATCCGTTGCTCTTTTTCGCCTTCGTCGCCGACTCGTCCGCGGAGGCCGCCGTCGCGCCCAGGCCGATGATCGATGGCGCATAGGCGGCGCCGGTGATGACCTTGACGGCATTCACGATCGGACGCTGCCAATTAATGAACCGCTCGGCGCGCAACCCAACGAGGTTGTTCTGCCAGAGCGAGGTCATCACGGTTGTCGCATCGGCAGGGTTGGCCGGCGCCGAGTCCATCTGGACGGAGGCCTCGCGCGAGACGTCGACGTTGACGCCGCCTTCGTCGGCGTACAGGATGAACGAGCCCTGTACGGCGATGACGTTCGTCCCGGCGGCGTTGGACGTCACCAGGTTGATGCCCTCGAGCGATCCACCATCGGCCGAGGCAGACTGGAAGACGCGGCCGCCGGATCCGTCGCGCATCAAGCCGAGCGCGAAGCCGTTCGACTCGCTCATGATGAACGTGACGCCGGCGAGCGGGATATTCGCCGCCGTCAACGCCGCGGCGAGCGTGTGCAGGTCCTTGAGCGGATCGTTGGCCGAGGCGGTCCCGGCAATCCCGTTGGTAATCGACGCCGGCGAGACGTTCGCGACGGCGGCGACGGCCGGATCGATGAACTGTTGATCGAGGAAGGCGGCAATCCCGGCGATCATGTCGTTCCGGACGACCTCCTCAGCGGACGGCGTACTCAGACGCGCGAGCTCTTCGGTAAAGACGATGATCCCGGCCGCCTTGGTAATCGCGAGCGTCGCCGTCCCGAAGCCGAGCTTTGTGACCGGCTTCGGCGCGCCTTGTCCGACCCATCCGTACGTGCCGCCGGAGCTCTGAATCGGGACCGAGGTCCCAAACGGGACCTTCCGCAGATTCGGGATCTTGCCGAGGATCGTCCGCGGCCGGAGGAGCGCAATGAATTCGCCGGCGACATTCGAGGCGAGCGCCAACGGTCCCGCCCAGGTCGCATCCGTCGTGTTGCCGGCAGCGATGGCGGCCTTCAGGAAGAGCTCGACCTCCGGTGTCGAATCCTTCCATTGCTTCGCAATCTCGACGGCTTGCATCTTGTTCCCGTTGGCCTGCAGGAGCGCCATCGACGCGCGGACGAACGAGGTCCCTTGTGGGACGTTCGCTTTGACCGTGACAACGCCGGAGCGGAGCTCGGCGCCCTTCTGTACCTCGTTGCCGTTGCCGTTGCTCTTGATCGGCGTCGCGCTCGAGAGGTTGATCGACTCGGCGACTCTGGCGCGGCGGAGTTGCTCGTCGATGCTCTTGATCTCGAGCTCGAGCTCGTCGAATTCCGTCGCCTCGCCGTCGTTGAGGGTTGAGCCGGCCGCGCCGCTCTTCGCGATGAGCTCGGACATGCGCGCCGCCTTCGGCGCGCGCGCGTTGCTCCAGGTTTGGATTTGTTCGGAGATGGTCATAGCAGGTCGCGCCTCGCGCGCGTTGACGATTGGGAGCTTGTCCGAGGTTCCGGACGAGGGGTGACGGCCGGGAGCGGCCAGATCGAGCGAGCGGAGCGTTAGGATCGTCGCTTCCCGGTTGGCCGGGATCGTCACGATCGACAATTCACAAATCTCTGTTTTGAGGAACTTCCGGCCGCCTCCGCGGCGCTTCTCGACGTACTTGTCGAGCGTCCGGAAGCCGATCGAGACGCCAGTCATCAAGCCGTGCTTGATCGAGTGCCACGCGAGATCAACGCGATCTTTGACGATGCCAGGATCGCGGACGATCGGGATCCAGGCCTCGAACATCAAGCCGGCGGCGCTCGGCGACGAGAAGCGCGCCTTGCCGACAGGGAGCGCCTTGTCATGGCCGAGGAGGAGCGGGACGGTCTCGGCGAAGGTCATCCCGGCCGGATCGATCTCGTCGCCCATCCGGTCCGGCTCAGGCGTCGAGGCAATCCCGGAGATGACGTGGTACTCGTCGACGTCCTCGAGGCTTTTGATGTGGAGGAAGCCGTACGCGCGCTCGAGCATGGCGCGCCGAGCATGGCGCGGCCGGACTCGTGGCGCCTATTTACGGCGACACAACTACTTGCGGCCGTTGCGATGGCCGAGCGTCATCAGCAAGAGCGCCGAGACAGCCAGGAGGACGAAGAGGACGATCATCGCCGGCGCCGGTAGCCGGCCGCCGACAGCGTCCCGGCCGCCTCGAGGAGCGTCCGGCGAAGCCAATCGGCCAGCGGCAGCCGCGCGCGCCGCGCGAGCTCGTAATGCTTATCGTAGAGACGCGCCGGGACGCGGAGATGCAGGTTGACCGAGCGATCGGTCTCGTCGAGCGGAGGACGTCCCGGCCGGCGGCTCGACGTCATGGCGGCGAGGTCCCAGGCCCCCAAAAATGGATCCGATACGTGGGCTTGTTTGGCGTCGTGTGCCGTTGCATCAGGTCGACCGCCATGATCAAGGCGACGACGCCGTCGATGCGCTCGGTTGATGTCACCTTGGACGGCTTCATATTCCCGGCGGCGTCGACGTCCACCGAGACATTGGAGACGCACCACCGGAGGATCGGGTTGCCGTCATGCCGGAGCGTCCGCGCAAGGATCGCGGCCTCGAGCGCCTTGGTGGGCGCCGACAGGGACGCGAAGCCTTGACGCATCGCAATGCAAATCATCCCGTCTTCTTCTTGCAGCCGGGTTGTCAGGTCGGTTGCGTTCCAGGGATCGAAGGCGAGCGAGATGAGGTCGTATCGCTCGTCCCAGGTTCGCAAGAGCGCGCGCACGGCATCATAACTGACCACGTTCCCAGGCGTCGCCGTGAGCGTCCCGTCCTTCGCCCATTGGTCATACGGGACGCGGTCCCGGAGCGATCGCTCGCGGATGCGATCGGCCGGACAGAAGAAGTGCGCGAGGACCTCGAAGCCGTCCTCGTCCGGGAAGACGGCGACGAGCGCGGTAAGGTCCGTCGTCGCCGAGAGATCCATGCCGACAAAACAACGCCGGCCGGCGAGCTCTGGCCGCGCGCGCCGACAGGCGTCCCATGACGGCATCGCGATCCAACGCGCGGCCGCCTCGGTCCATTGGTTCAAATACAACCTTCTAAACGTGTTTTCTTGCGCCGGGACCTCCTTCGCGCGCGCCGCGGCCGTTCGCATCTCTTCGATCGACCGAAAATCGCCGAGCGCGGGATTGGCCTTGTACCAGACGCGCTCATCGGTCCAATCGGCATCGATCGGCGCCTCGAAAATGATCGGGAGGAAGGTCGGATCGATCTCCGGTTTGTCCCGGACCCGGATCGCGTGCGCGTACAGTTCCCACAAGATCGAATGGCGATCGTAGCCGGCCGTCGAGACGACAAACAACAACGGCTGCAGCCGCGCGCCGGTCGACGTCGACAGGACATCGTAGAGATCGCGCGACGGCGCGGCGTGGAGCTCGTCGTAAATAATCATGCTCGCGTTGAAGCCGTGCTTTGAGTAGGCCTCGGCCGAGATCGCGCGATAGACCGAGTTACTCGGCCGATGCACGATACGCTTCTGACTGTCGACGATGTCACATTGCGCCTCGAGCTCCGGCTCCTGCCGGATCATTTGCGCGGCGACGTTGAACACAAGGGTTGCTTGATCCCGGTCCGCGGCCGCCGAGTAAATCTCGCCGCCGAGCTCGCCGTCGCCGAGGAGCCCGTACACCGCGATCGCCGCGGCGATCTCCGTCTTCCCGTTCTTGCGCGGCAACATGCAGAGGCACGTCCGGTACTGCCGGAGCCCATCGCGCCTGACCTTGAAGAGCGGCCGGATGATGCGCTTCTCTTGCCACGGCCGGAGGTTGAACGACTCGCCGGCGTGTACGCCTTTCGTGTGCTGCAGGAGGTTGATAAAGGCGACGGCGCGATCGGGACCGCGGTCGCGCGTCATACGGCCTCAAAGCGCCACGGTTGCTGATACTCGCCAGCTAGGAAGATCGACCAGCAATCGCCGCCGAGGAGCTCGATCCGATGCTTGTCCGCGGCCTCGAGGACGTTGACCTCGCCGGCGCGGAACGAGCGCGCGATCATCCCGGCCGCGGTCCAACGGTGCTCAATGTACCCGCCGGCGAGAATGACGCTCATCGACCATCGCCAGGGGTGCGAATGGATCTCGTCCGAGGCGTCCGAATCAACGAAATGATGCAGGAAGACGGCCGGCCCAGGTCGACGCCGCGCCGGATGCCAGCCGCCCACGAAATACCGCTCGAGATACGGCCGGCCTCCGCGCGTAATGTGCTGGACGGCGAGCGTCCGCGCGAGCTCCTCGGCCCATTGCCGCGCCTCGAGCTCGTTGCCCGGCGTCATCCGAGGAGGCCGGCCCACTTCGAGGCCGGCGTCTTCGCGTCCGTCACCTTGACGCGCGAGCGGCTCGACGGCGTCAAGCCGAGCTCGACGTCGACGCGGAGGAGCTTCTCGAGGGTTTGATGCGCCATCCGCCGGAGCGGGTTGCTATGCGGCCGGTTGTCCTCGCCGATGATGACCGTTGGCGAGACCGCGGCCTCGAGCGCGAGGCGGCGCCATTCGGCCCACAGGAGGCAATGCGCGAGCGCGACGGCGCGATCGGCGGCCGTTATCTGCCGGCGCTCGATCGCCGGGACAATCGTCCGCCGCCACTCCTTCCGCGCCTCCTTATCGTCGAGCGCGGCGAGCTCCGGCGGGACCTTCGCCTCGAGCGCCTCCGGTTGCGGCTCGTTGAGGTTCAACGGCCGTTGCCCAGGGTTGCCGCGAAGGATTTTCAATGCCGTTGGGACCGGCTTACGACCGCGCATGGAAGGCCTCCGGATGCCGGCGGGACGGCCCGGCGAGGCCGCCCAACGCTACAATGTTTGTTCAGGCGCCGTCGTACGGCTTTTTGGCCGTACTTGAAGGTTTGGTCATGCGCCAACCGCGGCGCCGTTTCATAAACCAATCGTGCATATCTATACAGTCGCATACGGACGGTACCCGGCCGGACCGCCCGGCGGCATCAAACCGGGGAAAACGTCAAAACGGCCCAAAAAGCCCTAAAAACGCGCAAAACCGCAGACATTCGCGCGACGCGCGGAGCCTTC